TCCTCTTCTCATTCATCTTCCTAGCAGTAGGACTTATCGGTGGATGGTTAGGAGCAGAAAGGTACATTGCATACATGCAGCACGAGCGTCATGACTTTGAGGAACTCTTTCAGAAGAACCCACACCCAGAACTCTTCGACTCGGAAGGTAAGATCGACAGAGGAGACTACATGGCTATCACTTTTGAACCAGGTTACGACCCAGAAGAGTTCGATCCTGAAGACATACACGAGGAAGAGGAGTCTTGACGGCTCCTCTTTTCTGTGTTATACTCTTATCAGTGATAAGGGTGAACCCCAATGGCGATTCTAGTTGATGCTAATCAGATTGCGATTTCGCATCTGATGGTTAGACACAAGATTGAGAACGGAATCAACATCGATTCCATTAGAAAGTCTATTGTCCGTGTTATCGGACGCATCCAGAAGAAGTTCCGCGCAGAGTATGGAGAAATGATTCTCTGCTACGATGATAAGAACTATTGGCGCAGAAATATCTTCCCCTTCTATAAGAAGAACCGCAAACAAGAAAGGGAAAACTCCAAATACGACTGGGACTTGATGTTTTCCGTACTAAATACCATTAGGGACGAGATAAAGGAGAACTTTCCGTATCAAGTCATTCAGATTGAAGGAGCAGAAGCGGACGATGTTATTGCTTCCATCGTGAAGCACAACAACCGCCGCGAAAACCCAGAGGATATGCTTATCCTATCTGCTGATAAGGACTTCATTCAGCTTCACAAGTTCAACCAAGTGAGGCAGTATGATCCTATCAGGAACAGATGGATTGAGCACCAAGACCCAGTCCAATACCTACAGGAGCACATCATTCGTGGTGATAGGTCCGATGGTATCCCTAACATCCTAACCTGCGACAGCGCTATCGTTGATGGCAAGCCACAGAAGAAGATGAGTAAGGAGAAGATTGCTTCCCTAGCAAACATGGACCCCGAAGACTTCACGAATTACATTCGTCTTCGCAACTGGAAAAGAAACTCTGAACTGATTGACTTCTCTCAAATCCCTCAGGACTTAGTGGATAAGATCCTTACTCACTACACCACCTGTAAACCACGAGAGACTATTCGCATTGAATACTTCTCAGAGTATAACATCCCAGAATTAATTGACGAGTTTGCTTAATTATGCCACGACCCAGTACACCTAAACTTCCTGTCACTAAGACTCTTATTTCAGAAGTCTTGCAGAGAGTTTCCAACGCCAAGACTAAGGCAAAGAAGGTGGAGATCCTCAGGGAGTATGAGACAGACGCCCTTAGAAAGGTACTACTCTGTAACTTCTCAGATACCATTGAGTTTATGTTCCCTGTAGGAAAGACACCCTACAAACCATACGAGACTCCCAAAGGACACCAACACCAGATGCTTGTATCAGAGCATCGACAGATGGAGAAGTTCATTAAGAAGACTGTGAATGGCGCAACCTATTATGGTTGTTCCGGTGGACTCCGACCTAACCTCCCCCAGCTAAGGAAGGAACAACTCTGGATACAACTACTGGAAGCCCTCCACATGGAAGAGGCAGAGATACTTGACCTTGTTAAGGACAAGAAACTCACCACTCGCTACAAGATCACAAAGCAAAATGTGATTGATGCATTCCCCCAGCTAGGACTAGGATGAAACGCGAATCACTTAAGAAGATCTACGTGGATCTGAAAAAGGTATTAGGTGAACTGGAAGCGGAGATTTATGCCGATGCTTCCAAGTATACTATGGGCACAACCTATGAAGATGTGCTAGAATATTATGAGAACAACGATGACGATGGAGACCCAGACTAGATGGGAGAAAAGAAACGAACCTACAAGTTAGTGAAGAAACTCCTCAAGGATAACACCAAGAGGTCTCTTTACACCAAGGAGGAACTCCAGTACCTGGAACTCCAACTGGTACAAATGAAGCTCGCAAGAGCAGCCCGTAAACTTCAACACAAAAAGAACAAAGGATTCGGTTAATGAGCAGCGTGAAACTTATCTCGCACACCATGGGTGCGGGAGAGCTAGTGGGCAAGTCACCCCAAGACATCATCACATACACCGCAAGGGTTTCTAACCCACACAATCAAGAAGCCTTCCACACAGCGGCAGGTCTCCTCAAATATTGTATCAAACACGAGCACTGGTCTATCTTTGAGACCGCCAGCATGACTGTGGAGATTAACACCACCAGAGGCATCGCTGCTCAGATACTACGACACCGTTCATTTACTTTCCAGGAATTCTCACAACGCTATGCCGACCCCAACCTACTTGATACTGCTATCAATCTTCCTGATCTCAGGCGTCAAGATACTAAGAACAGACAAAGTTCTCACTCCGATCTTCCTCCGGGCCTCGTCCAGGACTACCAAAAGAAAATAAAGGATCACTTTGAAGAAGGGTTACACCTTTATAACATGCTTATCGACAACGGCATTGCTAAAGAGTGTGCCAGGTTTGTTCTTCCTCTCTCTACCTCAACCAGACTTTATATGACTGGTAGTTGTAGGAACTGGATCCATTACATTAACCTACGCTCCCAAGGGAGTACTCAACAGGAGCATAGAGTAGTTGCTCTCCAATGCAGGAAAGTATTTGAAGAAGTCTTCCCTGACGTAGCAGAAGCTTGTAAGGAGATAGGACAAGGTGGCTAAAACTAACCCATACAATGTATCAGAAGCAAACAAAGCTCTCTTCCATGCTACCATGAACCTCCCCACAGCCGCTAAGCACTGTGGGATGAGTGAGAGAGAAATGAAGATGACATTCAGAGAGTACCTTAAGTACCACCCAGTCATGGACATCTACGAACAACCTAACTTACCATTTAAATAAATTATGGCACATTATCCAGTCAAGCACACAGAAACCGGCGAAGAGAAAGTAGTCGAGATGTCTGTCACTAAAATCATGCAGTGGTATGAAGACAACCCAGAGTGGAAACGTGACTGGGATAAAGGCGGGTGCATGCCAGTAGACGAAGGAGAATGGAAACATAAGGTGGTCAACAAACATCCAGGCTGGAAGAAAGTATTGGATGGTGTAAAGAATATCGCTGGTTCTAATGTAAGGGACCTCTACTGATGGCAACTAAAACAAGAGCAAAACAGAACCGGAGAAGGCCCCAGGCCATCACCACCAACATGATGATTGATGTCAATCCTTTGACAGACAATCAGAAGAAGATGTTTGATGCATGGGACGCCGGCAAGCACCTGTTCGTTTATGGGTGTGCTGGGACAGGAAAGACGTTCTGTGCCCTCTACAAGGCGCTGTACGACTGCCTAAAGGAGACGCCCAACTACCAGTCCGTTTACCTGGTGCGCTCGCTGGTGGCGACACGTGAGATTGGTTTCCTTCCTGGGGACCACGAGGATAAGTCCTCCCTCTATCAGATTCCCTATAAGAACATGGTGAAATACATGTTTGAACTGGGTAACGACAACGACTTTGAGATGCTCTACGGAGCACTGAAGGCACAGGACACAGTGAAGTTCTGGAGCACCTCCTTCCTTCGTGGTGTGACACTGGACAACAGCGTCATTATCATTGACGAGATGCAAAACTTAAACTTTCATGAACTTGATAGTATAATCACTAGAGTAGGAGAGAACTCTCGTATCGTCTTCTGTGGAGACGCTATGCAGACTGACCTCACTAGGACCAATGAGAAGAATGGTATCCATGACTTCATGAGGATCCTAGAGATCATGCCAGACGACTTTGAACTTATTGAGATGGGTGTCGATGACATCTGTCGCTCTGGTTTGGTTCGTAACTACCTCCTCGCCAAGAACGCTAGTGGAATTACCAAGTGACATTTACACATTATGATGAACACCGAGTCGAATTCGGTAAGTTAGAACGACTCTATGAAGACAACATAAGGTATTATCAAGTAGATGGAGAGGTGTCATACCCTTCTATCACTTCTATTATATCCTTTGTCAACAAAGATAAGTTCGCTTCATGGCGTAAGCGTGTGGGTGAGGAAGAAGCCAACAGAGTATCAAAGTATGCTACTACTATTGGAACCAAGTTCCATCTGGTAGCAGAATACTATCTCAACAACCAAGACTACCAAGCACTAGACGAGTATCAAGTCCCTGTTGTACA